CCACACGCTGCCCGAGAGCACGCTGCGCTTCCGCAAGAAGGTGAACGAGTACCGACAAGGTGGCTACGCCGCCCTGATCAGCGGAAAGTTTGGCAACCAGAACAAGCGCAAGGTCGATCTGAAGCTGGAGAAGCTGGTGCTCGGACTGTGGTGCCTCCCCAACAAGCCATACGGCGCACAGGTACGGGACCTCTACGAGTCGTTCCTCTGCGGAGAGCTGGATGCCTACGACGTGAAGACGGGCGAGCTTTTCTCCCCCAACGACTTCACCGACAAGAACGGCGAGCCGATCACGCTCAGCGACACCACCATCCGCAACATCCTCAACAAGCCCAGCAACCGTGCGATATGGGACAAGAGCCAACTCAGCTGGTCATCGTTCATGCACGAGTCGATGCCCCACATGCACCGCCACGCAGGCGAGTACTCGCTGAGCCAGATTACCATGGATGACGTCGATTTGACCCGAAAGCTGCGTGACACCAAGCTCAGGGTGAAAGCCTACTACGCCTATGACAGCGTGAGCCAGTGCGTGCTCGGGGCGAGCTACAGCCGCAACAAGGACCCACAGCTGGTGCGAGAATGCTTCCGTGAGATGTTCCGACTGATAGCCAAGCACGGCTGGGGCATCCCTGCGGGCATCGAGGTGGAGAACCACTTGATGACGGAGTACAAGTACTCGCTCTTGCAAGAGGGCACGGTGTTCACCCATGTTCGCTATTGCGCCCCCCTGAACTCCCAGGAGAAGCAAGCCGAGAACTTCAACGGTGCCAAGAAGAAGAGCGTGATACACCGCAACCACACGGGCATAGGCCGATTCTACGGCAAGTGGCAGTGGAGAGCCGAGGCACGCAAGGTGAGCGATGCCAGCAACGACACCTGGGAGGACAAGGAATACTTCAGCTTCGAGGAACTGGTGGCAGACGACCGCCGTGACAACTACGAGTGGAACCACGCCCTGCATCCCGACCAGAAGCGATTCAAGGGCATGACCCGATGGGACGTGCTGATGGAGCGCATCAACCCTAACCTGCGGCCTTACGACGAGATCACCCTTGCCCGATACATCGGCGAGAAGGTGGAGACATCGGTAAGGAGGAACTCCACGGTGAGGGTGGCCTACGAGGACTGGTGGCTCTCCTCGTACGAAGTGCTGGAGAAGCTCGCACCCAACAACTACAAGGTGACCGCCTACTACCTGCCCGATGAGGATGGCAAGCCGCAGAACGTGTTCATCTTCCAAGGTGACAGATACATCGACCAGGTGGAGCGTGTGGAGACCTACAACCGAGTGATGGCTGAGCAGACCGACGATGACAAGCGCAAGTTCTACCGCCAGCAGAAGAAGGTGAAGCAGTTCATGAGGTTCGTGGGCAAGGGCGTGGAAGAGACACCGACCATCGGAATACAGAAGAAATTAAACTTAAACGATATAGATAATGAGACAGAAACAGAGATTACGCCACAAGGCTCAGCGATGCAAGAAGCACCCAAGGAGCCGCCAGGGATGGGTGCTGCTGCACCCGATGTTCCCGATGAAGCTGAGCGAGTACTGCAGCACGCTGTTTGTCGTCAAGCTCGACCTAACGCCAAAGAACGGCAACAAGGCATCTGCAAGAATGAGAGGTCTTTCGGCACAGATAAGAAGAACCTCGGAACAGTTGGCAAAGATGCCGATAGAACAAACGGGAGACCTTTTAGGCCTGAAACTGTCCCGAAGACGCCGATGGGGGAAGACGAAGCACTGAGCAACATCCTCGCACTGATGAAAGATTCCCCCGACGAAGCCACGCTGCGGGCGCAAGCCATAGCGGACATCTAAGGGAAGAGTGAAGAGCGAAGAGTGAAGAATTCTCTTGCAAGGCTGCTCCTACCATTTTATCGAGGCCGACAAAAAGGTCTCTCACGATGGCCTTGAAACGACCTTCCAATGCCGTTCTAACTCCATTATAACGAACTTAAAACACTTGAGATATGATAACGATAGAACAGAAGAAAAAGATTACAGCCGCCATCGAGCGCAACCGTGCGCTCTACGAGAGCGACTCGAAGCACGCCAAGGTGCTCGGCATCTCCACCAGCGTGTACAGCATGGTGAAGCAGGGACAGACCGACAAGGCCCTATCCGATGCCAACTGGGTGCGACTGGCCCGCCGACTCGACGTGAGCCTGAAGCACGAGATGGACTGGCAGACGGCTCGCACGGAGACCTTCGTCACCATCACCCAGCAGATGGAGATGGTGCAAGGCTCAGCACTGAGCATGATCCTCTGCGACGAGCCCAACATCGGCAAGACCTACACCGCCCGACAGTATATCAAGACCCACAAGGAGGCGATATACATCGACTGCTCGCAAGTGAAGACCAAGCGCCGCTTCATCCGACAGATGGCGACCGAGTTCGGACTGGATGGGCGTGGCACCTACGCCGATGTGTATAACGACCTCACCTACTACATCGTCAACGTGTTGCAGTCGCCCCTGGTGATACTCGACGAGGCAGGCGACCTGCAGTATGAGGCGTTCCTGGAGCTGAAAGCCCTCTGGAATGCCACCGAGCACTGCTGCGGCTGGTACATGATGGGTGCCGACGGACTGAAGGAGAAGATCAACCGCTCCATCGACTGCAAGAAGGTGGGCTACACCGAGATACTTTCCCGATATGGCGGCAAGTATGCCAAGATAAGCCCCGACGACGGCAAGGACCGACAGGACTTCCTGATGCGCCAGGCGGTGATGGTGGCGAAGGCGAACGCACCCAAGGAGAGCAGCAGCCTCGACATCGCCAGCATCGCCCGAAGGGCACAGGGCAGCCTGCGCCGAGTATATACCGAGATAGAGAAAGTGAAAGGCGATGAATAATGCACAATGTATAACCAATAATTCGTTGCTATGGTAAAGAGAGCATACGGTCCGAGGGAGATGATGCGCTTCAAGAGCGTGCCGCTCCCATGGGACGGAGAATGGCAGAGGGTGTTCGGCAACCCCGAGATCAACGACATGTGGTTCATATCGGGTCCCTCTGCGTCGGGCAAGAGCTCGTTTTGCATGCAGCTCGCCAAGAAGCTCTGCGAGTATGGCAGCGTGCTCTACGTGAGCGTGGAGGAAGGCACGAAGATGAGTTTCTGCCAGCGACTGAGACGCTACCACATGGAGGAGGTGCAGAGCAAGTTCCGGGTCGTTGACAACGGAAACCTGGACGACTTGAAGGAACGGCTCCACAAGCGCAAGAGCGCCAAGTTCATCATCCTCGACTCGTTCCAGCTGTTGCAGTCCACGTTCGGCTGGACGTTCCTGGACGCACTCGGGCTGATGGCGGAGTTCCCTCACAAGTGCTTCATCTTCATCTCGCAGGAGTACAAGAGCGAGCCGTCGGGCAAGGGAGCCGTAAAGCTAAAGTACCAAGCCAGCGTAAAGGTGAGGGTGAACGGCTACAAGGCGGTGTGCCAGGGACGATTCATCAAGGAAGCCGGGGCTGAGTTCGAGGTATGGCAGGACGGAGTGATACAGACATCAAACAATCTTTAGGCTTATGGAAGAGGTAATCAATGAGATCATGGAGTACGTGAAGCGGAAGGCTTCCGATTTCTCCTACATGGACCAGGCACAGATCTACGGCGAGCTGGAGAGCCGACTGGCCGACCTCAACGCCGACGCACTGCGGAGCGAGTACCTGGGGAGCAACATCGACGAATACATCATCGACGGGGTGTAGGGAAATGATAAATTATAAATGATAAATCACAAATGATAAATGACATTTAAACCAATATACGACTATGAGTGAGATTCTGAAAGAAATCAAGCAATGGTGCAAGGCCATTGGCGACGAGCGGCACCGCAAGAAGGTGCTGCGCAGAGAGAAGGAGGTGAAGCACGAGGCCCAACTGAGAGTACAGGTAAGGGAGTTCGGCGGTGAGCTGTTCTTTAGCATCGATGGCATACCGCTGCTGCATGAGGATGACCTCGCCATCGACCTGGGCAGTGCGACACGAGAGGCACGAGGACATTTCTGCGACTATCGAATGACGCTGGACGCTTGATGTTTAACCGTAAGACAGAGAACGGAACATGATATACCAACTGCAAGTAAAGAACGGATGGAAATGGCACGACCGATTAAGAACTACCATCGCTTCTACGCCTCGTTTAACAAGCTGCAGAAGCACGGCTCTGACGAGGACACTAAGGCGGCTCTCGTGAGCCAATACACCGGAGGCCGCACCACCCACCTCAGCGAGATGAGGGTGCGAGAATATACAGACTGCTGCAAGGCACTGGAGAACATGCTGGGCTATGGCGACCAGCGCAAGCGACACCGCTCCATCTGCCTGCACCTGATGCAGGAGCTGGACATCGACACCAAGGACTGGCAGCGCATCAACGACTTCTGCAGCCACCCCCGCATCTGCGGCAAGGTGTTCGCCCTGCTCGACATCCCCGAGCTGGAGGCACTGGAGCTGAAGCTCCGGGCCATCAAGCGCAAGGGAGGGCTCGGGGGAAGTGAAGAGAGAAGCGTGAAGAGCAATTCGAGTGAAGAACGAAGAGTGAAGAGTGAAGAACTCTCTTTCCCTTCAGAACATATACCAATCATAATCATACAGCAAAATGGAAACAACGACAGTTACAACCCAACAACAGCAGGCAGCCGCACAGGAGGCAGCCGCCTCTGCTGAGGAGAAGAAGGTGACCATGGCGGTCGATCTCTCCCAGATGACGGAGGCACAGAAGGCGGCACTCCGTGAGCAGCTCAACGCCGAGGCGAAGAGCAGCCGCCAGGAGAACCGCAAGGCATACGAGGACCTCAGACACGAGTTCATGGTGAACGTGGAGAACCAGCTGGGCATCATCGTGAAGAGCGTGAAGCAATTCAAGGACAGGCTCGGCAGCGAGTCGGATGCCTTCACCAAGATCATGCAGCGATATGGCCAGACCAAGTTCGACGACCAGAAGAGCTTCACCATCACCGACGGCGACTTCCGCCTTGCCATCGCCAGCAACAACGTGAAGAGCTTCGATGAGCGTGCCGACCTAGCCGCCGACCGACTCATCAAGTACCTCAAGCGCTACATGGAGCAGAGCGAGAAGGGACAGGAAGACCCGATGTACCAGTTGGCGATGACGCTCCTGGAGCGCAACAACGCCGGCGACCTCGACTACAAGAGCATCTCGAAGCTCTACGAGCTGGAGGACAAGTTCGACGAGGAGTACGCCGACATCATGACACTCTTCAAGGAGTCGAACGTGGTGCAGAAGACCGCCGTCAACTTCTACTTCTTCAAGCGAAGCCAGGAGTCGGGCATCTGGACTCGCATAGAGCCTAGCTTCTGCCGCCTGTAGAAGAGTGAGGAATCACGACTTTAATGTTTTCTTTAATATCATATCAAAAGTGTGTTAAACTAAGGGAAGGGCAAGTGCTTTGAGGAAATACAGCAAGAGGACCGGACTGAGCTACAAGAAGAGAGTGGCTGACATCAATGCGATATACGACCGATATGCCAGGTTGGGAGTACCCAACAGGGAGATATGGAGGCGGTATATTTACCCCACGTATGCTCTGAGCGAGCGTCAGTTCTACTACATCTTGAAGGCATCCGCCGACCCTCGCAACGAGATCAGCGAGGCACAGGAGCTCTTCCTGAAGTTTGAGGAATAACAATGGCTATGGCAGACGGAGAATTGAGAAAGGTGGTGAGGCGGATACTGAGTGACATCCGTGTGGAGCTGGGCGATGAGTTCGACCAGAACTTTGAGCGGCAGGGCTTCTTCTCGGAGAAGTGGCAGAGGCGCAAGAGTCCGATACGTGGCGACGGTCACATCCTCTATGCATCGGGCGACCTCCGCAAGAGCATCAGGAGCCGCAGCGACGAGAGCAGCATCACGTTCTACAGCGACCTAGCCTACGCAGGCATCCACAACGAGGGTGGCGAGATCAAGGTGACGGCAAGGATGAAGCGGTTCTTCTGGCATAAGTACTATGAGACCAAGGATGAGTTCTGGAAGGCGATGGCGCTGATGAAGGTAGGCAAGACGATAAAGATACCTCGCCGCCAGTTCCTGGGCATGGCACCCGAGGTGGAGACCGAGGTGAGGAAGATCATTGAGGACAACCTCACGCAATACTTCGAGCACGACTTCAATATCAATACAAAATGACAAGATTATGGACGCAAGATTAAGACTATATACAGACATCGTGATGGCGATGAAGGGCGAGGTGCCAGAGATCAAGACCTTCGACTTCTGGAACCGCCAAGTGGAGTTTCTGCAGGAAGACACCGCCTTCGAGTGTCCCGCCCTGTTCATCGAGTTCGGGGCTATCCAGTGGGCGCAGAAATACAAGGAGACCTGCAAGGGACTGGAGGGACTGGGCGAGGTTCGCCTTCACCTGGTCACCGACTGGCACGCCCACGAGGACGGCGTGACGGCGATACAGCTCAGCGAGAAGATGTTCCAGGCACTGCAGGAGATGCCGGGCGTGGCCGACTATCAGCTGGGCTTCCCCTCACAGACGCTCACCAACCACGACCACGAGGAGGTGATGGAGAGCATCGAGGTGATAGGCGCAAGGTACTGGAGGGACATCCCGTACTAAGACAAGAGTATTTTAATATTTCTATAGCTTTAATGGATTTTAGAGTTTTGTTTATTTCAAGGACACCGCCCCATGGCGATGGGGATGGGTTCGATGGAGAAGGGGCTGCGTCGTGATGACGCAGCCCCTTTGTTTTTGCTTGATGGTAAGATTGTAGTAAGGTTGCGCCCATGGGCGCTATGCCTTAGTACTCCTTGACGTTCTCGTCGCCGGAGTCGCTTCCACTGGAGGAAGAACCGCCGCCAGCCTGTGAGCCGCCGCTTCCGGTCTGCGAACCACTGCCGCCCTCGGATGGCTTCTGCCCGGTGCTGCCGCTGTCGCCCTTGCCCTCGCTATCACCTGGGGCTGGGTCGGTAGGGTTGGCATCGCCTTGCGCCTTGGCTCTTCGGATGGCGGCACGCTGCTCGTCACGGTTGGCGACGATGTTGAACACGGCGTTCTCCTTCAGGTTCTCGAAGCTCTTGCCCGGTACCCACACCACGTTCACCTTCTCCACGCAGATGTCGGGGTTGTACTTGCTGGCAGTCTCCGTGCCCTTGCCCTGCAGGGTGACGTAGAACTCGCCAAGCTTGCCCAGCTCCACCTTCTTTCCTGCCAGGAGCATCTCTCTGAGGCACTTCACCGCCTTGCCGAGGATGGCTTGCACATCCTCAGCGTCATAGACGTTGTTGTGCTCACTGATGTGCTCGGAGAACTTCTCGAGCGTCATCTTCTCGGTGTACTGTGCCACACCGTAGGCTTTCTTTGGGTCGTCAGGCTTGGCTGGGTTGCCCATCATTGCAATACTGTAGTTGATCATTGCTTTGAATAATTAAGAATGAATAATTGGGCTTGCGCCCTTTGGGGTTGTTCCGTCGCTCTGGCGGTCGCTTCCCCCTTATAATTTTGTCGCAGCTTCGTCCCTACTAGGGGCGAGGCTCGGTCGGTACTAGGGGCTGAGCTTGGTCGGTACTAGGGACGAAGGCTCGGCGGTAGTAGGGGCTGAAATCCGGCACAATATTATAGGTGGTTGTGCGTTATAGGATATATCAGTATGAGTTTACCAACTTAAAACGTTACCGTTATGGCTAAATTAAATCTGGGGGATAATTCCTCCATGCTAAGTCAACTAGCTGACGAAAAACAGCAAGTGGACATGTTACTTCAAAATTTAGTTCGTCACCTGACTGTGATAGACTCCACTGTGATTGGATTGCTAGCTGCCCTTGGCGATATACCTCAACAATCCCCACGGAGGATACTTTTGACGGCGATCGGTGCGTCTCTCTTATTTCTATCTCTTCTGGCAGGAATATATAGTATGTGGAGGTACTACGTAACAAGGTTAAAAATTTACAGCGAACTTGAAAGAGCAAGTCGGACAAATCATGACGTTGGCTGGCATGATTTGTCTTTCGGATGCCTCTTTGTACCCATAACCCTATTCTGTCCAACAGGCTTAGCCTTGGGGCTTCTACTGTTGCTGGTAGGATTATTCGCTTCTTGACCATCTCATCCCACGGTTTAGCCTGTTCGTCGATTTGCTTTTTGACGAATTGCTCAAGGTTCTTTACAATTTCGTAATTTTTCTCTTCCATTTTCTTGCAGGTTTAAAATGTTTGTTGTATCTTTGCAAACGAAGAAGCAATGTAGGAGGCATTTCACACGTCGGCTCTTATGAGTGCAGGTCGCCGGAATGTCCGTTTGCTTCTTTATTTTTTATATAAACTTCATCGTATAAAGCAGCTCTCCCATTGTCATTTTGCATTTGAATTCTATGGTGCGTCCTTGGTAGATTACTTGATAAACGCTAAAACCATAGCCGTGATGTCTTCCTTCCTCTGTTCTTATACGTGTAGCGTTAGGAAGCCATTTTTCAAATTCGGTCGCAGTCTTTAATAGGTGAGTCACCTCTGGGTCACGCATAGCCTTTGCCGCAGTCTCCGTGAAGAATTGTTTTCCTACCCCAATGCTGTGTCCGTCGTCTGTTTGCATAATGGTTCGCTTACAACGAGAACCGTTTATGATAGTCTCGTGTAGGTTGTTTTTAGCCCAATCGACGGCAAGCTGTCTCACATTATTAAATTCGTCTCGTTGCAGCCTTTGGTTATTACGCTGCGCTTGCTGCTGATGTATGAGTCTGCAAGCGGCGCAAAGTTCATTCTCTGGTACGAAGTTGAGTTTTATGCCACCTCCCTTTGCCACATCGCAGTCGTTGCAACGCTTGATAGTGTAGGGATTGTAGTCGGGCATGGTCTTGCCCTGCTTGCCGCTGTTGAAGCGGAAAATGCTCAGCTTCTCGCCGTTCAATACTTCCTCGCCACGGCTCATCGCCTCGTTGTGGGGTGTCTCCTCGTACTTGCCACGGCGCACCTGTGTCACGGTGCAGCGGCAGTTGTGGGTGATGCCTATAGGAACGATGTACGACTCATCCTTGAAAATAGACAGGTTATAAACGGTCGTTTCTCGTTTCTTTTTCGTAACTTTGCCCTCAACCAATACGTAACGATTATGAAAAAAGGTATTTCTCAAGAAATCAAAGAACGAGTTGAAACCATCGAAGGCATGAATGTCCTTGATGCCGCAAAACACAGGTACATCACGGAGAAACGCAGTTTCAGATGGCTTAGCTCCCATTGGCACATCAATGGTAGAACCGTGCATCGTCTCCTTGCCAACCTTGGCATTTCCATCCGACATGGTAGTGAGGCGGTCAGAACCCAATGGATAGCCAACCCCGACAGAAGAAAGAAAACGAGCGAGCGACTTGCGCAAACCAACCATGAGCTTGCCGCCAAGGGTCTCCATGTGCGCCAAGGTAAGACCAAGGCCAACAGCGACCTCATTCGTGGCATAGCTGAGAAACTGAAAACTTCCTCTTCCCTTCTTCGCCCTGACGTGAAGGCGAAGGCGTTGCAAAATGCCCTTGCCACTCGCAGGCTTCACCCAGAGCGCATGAGCGCACTCCGTACACCATTGAGCAAAAGCGAGGAAATCATAAGAGACCACCTGACGGCAATAGGCCTTCCATTCGAGACGAGAAAGCTTCTTGGAGGTTACGTCGTTGACTTTTTCATTCCCGACATCAACCTTGTCATTGACTGCCAGGGACGCAATCGCTTTCCACTTTCTTACGCACGCCATCAAGCCATAACGCAACAAGGTGCGAGTGTTTGCTATTGCGTGAACAATCAGGTGAAGCGTGGAGTTTTCACCCACTTGGATGATTATGTCGCCCTTGTGAAGGCTTCTCGCCTCGACCCATCCGTGAGGTGTGCAGAAGCGGTGATTTGGGGTGCATGTGGCCATCGCCCCTTTGGTGATGACACTGAAAAGTTCATCGTCCACCGTACGGGCGTGCGTTCCGATTACCTTACGAACCTTACCACTTCCGCCAATCACTAAGTCGCCTTTCTTGATGCTCTCAATACCTTTCCACCCGTCCATGGTAAGCACAGGAGTGCCAGCCACGAAGCAGTTCCAGCCGTTCGGTGGGTAGTAGTTTTCCCAGAAAGGGTCGCTCATCGGGAGGGTGATGCGGTCGAGGGCGGCGTGCTCCGGGCGCACCTTGTCGTCATGGGCGGTGCGGTACTGCAGGAGGTAGCGGTCGCCATCCTCGCTGTACTGCTCCCACTTCGCCGCCATCTCTGCCGAGGCCTGTACGAAGTTGTACTCAGCGTGGAGGTAATTGGCGTTGTAGGTCTCGTCTATCTTGCGAACGTCGTTCAAAAAGCGTTCGAACGGCTTTCTATTGCCATCCTCATCGAGTAAGGAAGGGAACGCCTCGTTCAGCTCGTGGAAGGTCTTGATGCCTGAGAAGATGTAGTTGGAGCGAGTGAGGCGCTCCCTCATCTTGTCGGTCATCCTCACTTGCTTGAAGGTGGAGTCGAGGATGCCGGCATGGGCATTGATGAAGCTCTGTGCCTCGTCAGATGCCAGGATGTCGATGTCGAGCTGTGCGCCCCTCTGACCATAGAGGGCTTTCATCATCTTGTCGAACTTGTGGGTGAGGTTCTTGTACTCGCTCAGCTTCTTGTAGTCGTCGTTGGTTCCCTCCAAGGGTATGAGGTTGTCGCCCAACCATCGCTCATATCTCTTGTGCAGCCCCTTGTAATCGTCGGGGCTTAGTCGAAAAAAGGGTGGCTCGCTGATGGTGCGGATAACGCAGATTTGTCGTCCTTCTTGTCATCCCCTGATGGTTGCTGCATCCCGAATGGGTTGGCTTGCTGCAAGCGTTCGCCCACGGGCATGTTGTACTTGTCGGCGAAGTACTTGCCATCGACCTCGTAGCGGTCGGCTATCATCTTCTCGTACTCCATCTGCTGCTCCGGGGTGTAGTCTATCGACTTGTCCCAGGTGAAGTGCATGCCCTGCAGTGGGAAGCCATGTTGGATCATCCGGGGGATGAGCTGGTTGTTGATGGTGTTCGCCAATAGCTTGGCATCGCTCTCCACGATGTTCTGGAACACCTCCAGGTGGGTCTGGCTCTGCGAGAGGCTGCTGCCGTCCTCGATGGTCATGGTCTGCCCGATGATGAGCTTGGAGAGTTCCGAGTTGGCTCTATCCACACGCTTGTCATACACATTGAAGGCATCGCTCTTGGCGTTCTCCACCAGTTGCACGGTGGTACCCTCAGGCAGCACGGCGTAGCTGGCCAAGCCCATGCGCTGCATCATCTCCTCTATCTGGTCGGTCTCGCTCTGGCTGCGCGATCTGGTGGTCGCCACACGGAGGGGTATGCCGAAGATCTCGCCGAACACGTCCCAGGCGGCGAGCACGTTCTTCTTCGGTATGGTGTGCTGTGCCGCCTTGAGGTAGAGTCCGAGGTCGTCTGGCTTGCCCACCTCCACCAGGTTGCCGAAATATTCGGGGGCGTGGTAGTCGATGCCGGTGGTCCAGTCCTGCCCGAGGTCGGTGATGAAGCAGTGGTGCTCCGGTATGACGTACTTGCGGTCGATGAGGCGCATGCCGTCGTATGCCAGGCAGCCGTCACCATCGGTGGTGAGGTCGCCCATCTCGATGAGCGTGTGCCCCCAGTAGGGCGTGGAGAGCACCAGTCGGCAGAAGTCGTCAAACCACTCCTGCTGCAGGAAGTGCCTCAGCTCATCGTGGGGCGTGCCATCCTTGTCCTCGATGTTGAAGGAACGGGCGAGCACGAAGCCCATCCTCTGCCCGATGCACCCGGAGAGGTGTGCGTCGATGTCGGCATCACGGTAGATGTCGTAGAGCCACTGGCGGTTGGGGCTGTCCACGTCGATGGCTAGCTGCCATGCACGCCGCCACTTCATGATGTCGCCCTTGGTGAGTGCCTCTGTGGTGCGCTGCAGCTTGGCCAGGATGCTCTCCACCTTTCGGCGGTCGCCCTTTCCGGCTAGCTGCACGTCGCCAAACACGGTGTGCCACACACGTGGCTCACCCTTGATGGCTCTTCTGAGGTCGTATATGCCATCGATGGCCTTGTTGAAAATTCCCATAGTCTTCTTTGCTTTAGAATGAATTGATGGTTGTGTGTGTTACCAGGAGTGGTTGTCGGGACCCTTGCCGAAGGCGAGCACGCCGCCCACTCCCGTGGCGTTGCCTTGTGCGTCGGTACTCCCAGGCAGGTCGGGCACGATCTTTCCGGCTTGCACGCCCTCCAGCCACTTGATGGCTCGCTCGTATCGCTCCTGTCTCGTCTCCATGCCCATGCGTCCGGAAGTGGATGCCGCCATGTTGTAGAGGGCGATGTCGGCGGTGTACATCACCAGCTGGCGGTTTCGGTCGCTCCCCTCGGCGGCGAATATCTTGCCGCAGTCGTATCGGGGGCGCAGGTACCCTGCCACCTCCTCGATAGCCTCGGCGATGGCGTTCTCGACGTTGACGGGGTCGGCTTGTGTGATGACCTTCAGCGAGGCTTCGCTAGCCACCACCTTGAAATCTTCTGTGCTGATAAACATCTTTGTATGAATGATAAATGATAATGAATGAATGACAAATGGGCTGCGCCCTTGGGGGCTTACCACGTGTTCCGGGGCTTCTGTCGCTCACCGATGCGAGGCACGAAGGCTTCCAACCTGCCTTGCTTCTGCAGGATGTAGATGGCTCCCTCGTCGGCATCGGGCGCATCGTCGTGGGCACGGCTGCCGTGCTCCAATGAGAGCGTCTGGTCGATGCCCACCTGCATGTCGTCGGTGTCCTTCAGCGCCTCGTTGTAGTACACCTGCCCACGCTCCCAGAACGGAGCCACGCTCTCGATGCGCTGCAGCTTGTCGGGCTTCTTGCGGTAGTCGGGCATGATGGGCAGCTGGTAGCCACGGATGTCGCCCTCCGCCTGAAACTCGTCGAGGGCGGTGTCCTGCATCAGGTTCGACTCCATGTAGAACTGGATGCTCGCCCCTTCTTCCAGCGACCGCTCATAGAGGTTGTACAGCCAGCGTACCATCTCGCCCGTGGTGGCCTGGCGCACGAAGCAGTCCACGAGGTGCAGCTCCCTGCCTATCGCTCCCCATAGGCGGCATGCCTTGTAGTCGTTGGAGGTGGTCGATTTCCACGAGGGGTCGGTGTAGCACACCAGCGACTCGTACTTCGAGAGCCTTGGCATCCGCTTGTATTGGATCCAGTTGTGTCGGAAGATGGTGCCGTCCTTGATGGGGTTGTGCATCATCTCCTTCTCCCAGTCGCGGTAGCCCACGAACTCACGGTAGGCATCCACCTCCTCACGGGTCCACTTCTCCCTCCATGTGGGGTTGCCGTCCTTGTCGATGGCATACACCTTGCTGAGGAACACGCCCTTGGTGTGGGCGATGTTGTAGAGCACGGAGTTCTTGTCGATGAGGTTGCCCACCATGATGAAGCGGCCACGACCCACGTCCAAGGCTCCGAAGAGTGCCGACTTCACCCAGTGGGTCAGCTCCCTCACTCGCTTCTCGTTCTTGCAAAGCTCATCATCGTCGAGGTCGTCGATGACGATGTAGTCGGGGCGTGCCTCACGGTCTCGGAGACCACGTGGCGACTGCCCACGACCACAGCCGAGGAACTTCACGCCGCAAGCCGCCTTGAACTCGCCGTCGGTCCAGTCGCCCCCGGCAGGCTTCTGCTGCCCGAAGTCACGTATCAGTCGGTCGTTGTACTCCAGCTCCGCCTGCACGTCGGCCAGCAGTCGCTTGGCGGAGTCCTCGCTCTTGCCCACCACGACCATGAAGTTGATGAGCCGCTGCGGCTGAAACATGAGCCACAGGGGCAGGAACACATCCATGTGGGTGCTCTTGGCATGGCCACGTGGCCACATGAACACCGCCTTCAGGTTGGGGGTGGAGCGCACCTTGCGTGCCGCCTGGTTGTGGAAGGGGGCGTTGTGGATGGTCTTCAGCACCTTGCCCGTGGTCTTGTCCTTGAGCTGCAGGTAATGGGGGAAGTAGTACTCGCAGAAGGCGGCGTAGTTCTGCTGCAGTCGCCTGATGCGTGCCTCCTTCTCCGCCTTGCCCTCGGGGCGCATGATGCTGGTGTCGGTCATGGAGTGTATCTCCTTGCAGAGTTCCCTCCACTTCTCGTAGGCTTTCCTAGCCTCTGCACTTACTGCCATAGATTAAATGATAAATAACAAATGATAAATAATAAATGGGGCTTGCGCCTTAGAGGTCGCACGAGAACCCGTTGTTCATCTTCTCGGAGATGAAGAGGTCCTGGTAGTAGTTGAATGTCTTCAGCAGCTCCGGCGTGATGTTGGGGTCGCTCTGCGCCCTGAACTTCATCCACTTGGAGAACGCCATGAACACCTCGATGGCATCCACCACGTTCGCCTTCTTGTCGAGTTTCTCGATCACCGCCGCCATCTTGGCGAGCTTGTCGCCGAGTCCTGCCATCTTCTCCGGGTCCTCGCTCTCGTTCACTTGTGATACGAGTGCGTCGATCGAGAGGAGGAGCTTGTTCACGATCTCCGGTCGTGTCACGGTCTTGGCGGCACGCTGCTCCTTCCATCCTCCCTTGGTTGCCCAGTTGGACACGGTCACACGGCTCACCTCTATCTGCTCGGCTATCTCTGCCTGTTCCTTGCCTGCCATATACAATGTATGGGCGAGGTCCTTCTTACGTTCTAGTTCTGCTTTTGTCATAATGTGTGAATATTAAAAATGTAGTGCAAAGGTGCAACAAAAAGGGCAGTCTGCCAAAAAAGTGTGCAATGGTTGCAGAGATGTGCGCAACCATTGCACACTTTTTTGGAGGAATGGTGGAAAGTTAGTAATATTGCACCGTCATTCCGAGTGATGAGCGAGGAGTGAGGAGTGAAGAATCAAAATGTAATACCGTATAAAATATGGGAAAGAAAGTAAGAATCAGCGACGAGAGCGTGAACTGCTACGGCACACGCATCCTCACCAGCGGCATCGACCTCACCCAGTACCAGCGCAACCCGGTCTTGCTCTACATGCACGAGCGAGGCAAGGTGGTGGGACTGGTGAAGAACCTGGAGGTGAGGGACGGCGAGCTGCTGGGCGAGCTCTGCTTCGACAAGGCATCGCCCCTGAGCGTGCAGCTGGAGAAGCAGTACCAGTTTGGCAGCCTCCGCATGGTGAGCGCCAACTTCCGCATCCTGGAGACCAGCGGCGACAAGCAACTGGTGAAGGAGGGTCAGACCTTCGAGACCGTGACACGGTGCGAGCTGTTTGAGGTGAGCGCAGTGGATATTGGCGGCAACGACAACGCCATGGTGCTCTCCGACCAGAGCGGACAGGAAATATCCCTGGCAGGGGGCAAGGACGGCAAGCCGCTCCTGCCACTATTGAATAACGCAAGTAATAACCCTTTAAAGAAGAATGAAATGGAATTGAAACAGATCGCCCTGGCAATGGGGCTAGCGGAGACAGCCACAGAGGCTGAGGTGACCGCAAAGATGAAGGAGTTGAAGTTGCAAGCCGGCAAGGTGGGCGAACTTCAGAAGAAGGTGGACTCTCTCGTGGAGGAGCAGCTCGAAGCCAAGAAGAAAGCCGACGAGATGACCCTCGCCAGCGTGACCGCCGCAGTGGAGAACGCCATCAAGGAGAAGCGACTCGATGCCAGCATGAAGGATCACTTCGTGGAGCTTGGCAAGAAGGTGGGTCTCGACTCCCTGAAGCTCACCCTAGGAGCCATGCGACCACAGGGCAAGGTGAGCACCGTGGTGAACCGTGGCAAGGACGGACGACTCACCCGTGTGGAGACTGGCTCGTACCAGAAGCTGAGCGAGGTGCCTGCCGATGAGCTCCTGGAACTCCGCGACAACAACCGGGAGGAATACATCGCCCTCTACAAGGCTGAGTTCGGATTCGCGCCAGACTTCGACTGACGTCCCATGGCGCAGCATCAATCAACAACACATCATCATCATTTTTTAAGAAACATAGTGACACATGAAACGAATCATTTCTCTTTTTAGCGCACTCCTGTTCAACTGCATCATGGGTGCGGTAATCGCCGCCGCAATGGGCTACGACCCTATGGCGGGCGCAGTGGTGGCCAACCTCACAGTGATAGCCCTCGGGGGCTTCATGCCCAAGGGCGCAGCCTGCGAGGGCGTGCTGAAGGAACTCTGGACGGGCTACCTCGTGAAGCAGCTGGAGCGTGCCGAGAAAGCCACCTTCCTCGATGGCATCCCCGACAACTCCAGCATCGTGGACAACGACGTGATCCACCTGGTCGATGTGGGCGGCGACCCAGACGTGCTCATCAACAACACGACCTATCCACTGACGGTGCAGGAACTGAAGGATGGTGACATCGCCATCAAGCTCGACAAGTTCCAGACCAAGCCTACCCCTATCACCGACGATGAGCTTTATGCCATCTCATACGACAAGATCAGCCGTGTGAAGGACGCACACGCAAGAGCCATGAACGTGGCCAAGTTCTCGAAGTCGGCACACGCCCTCACCCCTAACGAGAACACCGCCTCCACCCCTGTGCTCTCCACATCGGGCGAGACCGACAAGGAGACGGGTCGCGTGAAGCTCTGCATGAACGACATCATCCGCCTGAAGAAGGCGTTCGACAAGTTGAACGTGCCTGTGGAGGGTCGCCGCCTCGTGCTCTGCAACGACCACGTGAACGACCTCTTGGAGACCGACCAGGTGTTCAAGGAGCAGTACAACATCAACCGCACCGACGGCACCGTGGGTCGCCAGTATGGCTTCGACATCTACGAGTATGCCGAGAACCCAGTGTTCACCACAGCCGGCAAGAAGAAGGCTGTGTCGTCAGCCGCAGCCGCCAACGAGTACCAGGGCTCCTTCGCCTTCTACACCGGTCGTGTATTCAAGGCTACGGGTAGCACCAAGATGTACTACAGCCAAGCCAACAACGACCCATTGCACCAGCGCAACCTCATCGACTATCGCCACTACTTCATCGTATTGCCTCAGAAGATGGACGCTTGCGCCGCCATCTACAGCAAGTACAATGCCGCGGGCAAGGTATAATCACCCTATCAAGCATCAAGGCTATGGCTAGGATGAAATATCTGGTGCTCCACTGCACCGCCACGCCAGAGGGAAGGGAGGTGAGTGCCGCCGACATCAGGCACTGGCACTGCGACCCTCCCTCGAAGGGCGGCAGGGGATGGAGGCAGGTGGGCTACACCGACCTCTTTCACCTCGACGGCAAGGTGGAGCGACTGGTGAGGAACAACGAGGATGCCGAGGTCGATCCATGGGAGATCACCAACGGTGCGGCAGGCTTCAACGCCATCAGCCGGCACATCGTGTACGCCGGAGGACTCGCCGGCGACGGCAAGACCGCCAAGGACACCCGAACCCAGGCACAGCTGAAGGCGATGACCGAGTACGTGAGGGAGTTCCACCGACGGTTTCCACAGATACGCATCGTGGGGCACAACGAGCTGAACCACGGCAAGGCGTGCCCATCGTTCGACGTTCAGAAGTGGCTCCAATCAATAGGCATCAGGCAGGTATAAGGACTGTCATATCAGGATAACATTTTGTGAAAGTTGCATAATCACTCATAATTAGTTAATTGGTTTAAGGTTTGAAAGGCGATGACAGACATCATCATGAACATACTGCAGTGGGCTATCCCATCGGGCGGCATAGGTGCTGCCATCGCCTGGATAGCCAACCGAAAGGTAAAGGCGGCGGAGCAGGCCAAGCAGGTACACGACACCTATAAGTCGATGTACGAGGATGTGAGCCGTGAGTTGTTGAACTTACAAAGGAAAGTGGATGAAAGCACAAGGGAAAACGCAAGCGCCATCGAGGAACTCAACCGTGAGAACACTCGCACACGCTATGCGCTCAATCGGCTCAGCCGTGCCATCGAGGCGATACAGCTTTGCCCTCATCGTGCTACTTGCCCTGTCAGCGGTGAGCTGCAGAACGGCGAGGAAGGCACAGGACGAGACGATGAGCCAGGCTCGGACAGAGCTAAGTCTAGACAGCAGCGCAAGCCGAAGACAGGCAAGCGAGACGCTGACGGCGGAAAGTCTGGCGACCATGGAGACGTGGGAGCAGGCGTGGATGCTGCTGCCCCTCGACAGTAGCGGGGGCGGTGGAATCATTGTCAGGGGCAAGGGAGAGAGAAGGCTGCTGGTGGGCGCACGCTCCACACGGAGCACCATCGGAACCGACTCTTCCAACGTGGTTCGGACGGCATCCGAACGGCATTCTAACGAGAGCAAGACGGAGGTGAGGAAGCCTCCAGACGGGCTGACGGAACTGGCAGGCAAGGTGGCGTTCGTCATCATAGCCTTCGGAGTGAGCTATCTAGTAATAACGTATAAAAAGCAATAAGAAAATGGCAATGGAAAATATTTTGGATGGCACCGACCTCATCCTCAGCGTGAACGGCGGTGCACTGGCATTCTCCACGGGATGCAAGATCACCACCTCGACCGAGACCGGCGAGCGCGTGACAAAGGAGGCAGCGGCAGGCAAGTGGAAGGAGAAGTATGTGAAGAGCTTCTCGGAGAGCATCAGCGCCGACGGCGTGGTGTGCGTGGACGCAGCCAAGGACGCTCCTACCTACGACACGCTGAAGGATCTGCAGATAGCGGGCACGGCAGTGGACGTTACCTACAACGTGCGCGAGCCAGGCAAGCGCACCGGCAAGACGGCTGGCGGCTACAAGGGCAAGTTCATCATCACCTCGCTCGACCTCGACGGTCAGGCAGGCGACGATGCCAAGTACTCCATCCAGCTCGAGAACTGCGGCAAGGTGGAGAAGCTGACCACCGGCTTGCAGGACGGCACGGTGACGCAGAGCGCATCGAGCCAGCAGGCAGTGAGCAAGTAACAGGGTTTTATTGTAAGCCATAATTATAGATAAAATGAGAAAGATCATGATCGAGGTGGGCGACAAGGCATATCCTTGTTGCCTCACCATGGGGGCGATGCTCCTCTTCAAGCGCAACACGGGCAAGGACGTGAGCCAGATGGATGCCTCGGACATCGAGGACCTGCTGATGCTGATGTGGTGCTGCATCGTGTGCGCCTGCAAGGCAGACGGCGTGGAGTTCACGATGGACTTCGAGACGTTCACCTGCCACATCACGCCACAGGACGTGAACCGATGGAACGAGGTGATGAATGCCGCTGGCGATGAAAAAAAAAGCGAGCCGGAACCCTAGGTTCTGACTCTGACGAGAACCAGGAGCCGCCCACCGTGGAGCGGCTGCTGGGCATAGCGATGGGGTGCATGGGGATGAGTATGGATGACTTTTGCCGATGCACCCCCTCTGAGTTCAATGAGGCCTACGAGGCGTGGGGCGAGTGCCAGGAAAGGCTGGAGCGTGGTGCGTGGGAGAGGATGAGGATGCAGTGCCTCTGCTCCCTCCAGCCTTACTCGAGCAAGAAGCTCAGGGCTGAGGACCTGATGCGGTTCCCTTGGGAAGAGGAGCAAAAAAAATCCCCTTGCCAAGAGGGGCAAGAGGAACTGAGCCACGAGGAAGTCATGGCGAGGTACAGGGAGGCGGCGAAGAGAGCCGGGCTATCATAGACCGCCATACCACCAAGGAAGTGGACAGCCCTTGGACTCGTTTATCCACCTGCCACTCCAGCATGATATTGCTAGGACGAAAAGCAGGAAAGATAGCCAAAACACAATCGGACAGTCTAGGACGAAGAAACTAATAGGCATCATAAGAAACGACCAAATGGCAATATCTCCATACGGCATACGGAACTTCTTCGACTTACTATGTTTTATGTCCTTATTCATACTCTTGTTCTTTATGTAACACGCTGCAAATATAATAAAAATAATCGTAATGTCCAAACTTTAAGATAAAAATATTATGTCAAGAGAGGTAACTTTTAAACTTAACCTGAAAATAGATGGTAAGAATGTCATTAGACAGCTTACCGTGGACATGGATGAGTTACAGAATGCCATAGGAGAGGTTAAGACGAAAACCGCACAGGTGACAGACTCTTTCATCAGATTCAATCAGACCACAGAACTTATCCAAAATGTGTCTGGTGCCATCTCCCAAGCGTCAAGTACCTTAGGAACCCTGACCGAGGAAAGCAGAAGCTTCGGTGGAGCCATGGCTGCCGCCAACACGATGGCAGGCAAGAACGGCGAAGAGTTTGCCACCTTGAAGGATAGAGTCTCAGAACTTGGTGAAACGATACCTGTTGCCCGTAACGAACTTGCCAATGGGTTGTATCAAGTCATCTCGAATGGCGTGCCAGAAGACAACTGGATTTCTTATCTTGAGAAAAGTGCCAAGGCAAGCGTGGGTGGCATTGCCGATCTGGGCGAAACCGTAAAAGTTACATCCACCATCATCAAAAACTATGAACTCGACTGGGAAGACGCTGGAGCCATACAGGACAAGATACAGCTTACCGCAAAAAACGGTGTGACATCCTTCGAGCAGTTGGCGCAAGCCCTTCCGAGAGTGACCAGTAACGCAGCGACACTGGGTGTAAGCATAGATGAGTTGATGGCTACCTTCTCCACCCTTACAGGCGTGAGTGGAAACACGGCAGAAGTGAGCACACAGTTGGCAGCCATCTTCACAGCCCTCGTCAAACCTTCGAGCGAGGCAAGCGAGATGGCTCAGCAAATGGGCATTCAGTTTGACGCAGCAGCCATCAAGGCGGCTGGAGGTTTGAGCCAGTTTCTCACCTCCCTCGATAAGAGCGTAAAACAGTATGCCAAGTCTAGCGGAATGCTGGAGCAAGAGGTATATGGCAAACTTTTCGGAAGCGCAGAGAGCCTTCGCGCTATTACGCCACTCACGAACCAACTAGCCGACAAGTTCAGGGAAAATGTGGCATCGATGCAAAACAGCGCAGGTACGATAGACGAAACGTTTGGCACAATGGCAAGCACAGGCAGTTCCACACTTCAGATGCTGAACAACAAACTGGGCGAATACACCGACATTATTCAAAGTTCCATAGGAAATGTAGGACCGTATCTCAACTGCATTACACAGATTTCATTGCTCGGTTCTTCCATGTCAACGCTTGCGAGGTCGTTTTACGCTGTAGCCACATCTGCAAAAGTTTCGGCCGCCGCAGTCTCTCTTTATAACAAGGCGATTGCAATAGCACTTGGTGTCTCCACCGCTCCGCTCGTAGCCATGGCTGCCGCCCTTGGCGTTTTGGCTGTGGGCTATTCCAACGTGAAAGACCGTATGGAAGATACAGACCGAAAGGCTCGTGAGCTGAGAGAAACCATCGCCGACATGAAACAAAAGCAAGATGAAAGCGTGGAATCCATCCGCAAGTACTTACCAGTGGCACAGGATGCCACCAAGAGCGTGAAAGACCGAAGGGATGCCATCATCAAGCTAAAGCAGCTTTATCCCGATTACTTCAAGAACCTCGACATAGCTACCTCCAAGCAATACAACATCGAGAAGGCGGTGAACGCCGCCAACCGTGCCTACCGCAACCAACTGGTGCTGATAGCCAAGCAAGCTAAGGCCGAGTACGAGAAATCGAAGGCACTCTATGGCAAAGGACCATCGGGAGCTATGATGGTGGGCTCTACCCCTGGTCTGCAGACCTTGATGGACAAGCAAGAACTGGCAGAGATTGAGGCAAAGAAAAAGGCATGGGAAGAGGCAGAGAAAGCTGTCAAGGACTATGACAAGGAGATGGGCAAGACATCGCCAACCAAGAATAAGCCGGGCGGCAACAATCCACCCGCCAAGCCTAAGGACACGCCAGTAGGCAAGATGAGCTATCAGCAAGTAGCCGATGCCATCGAGAAGACCACCAACAAGCTGAAAGCCGCCGCCCCTGGCAGCAAGGAGGCGAAGCATCTGGATGACTACAACAAGAAACTACAAGCAAGAAAGAAGATACTGGAGGCTACATACTCTTCCCTCAACACCAACAGAAGCAAGGGCAACAAGAGCGAGCCGAAGTTCTACAAGAACCCGACAACCTCGGAACAGCTGGACAAGAACATCAACTACTACCAGGGCAAGCTCACCGACAAGAACACCGCCGAAGACCAGAGGCTCCGCAAGCTGATACAACTGTGGAAGGACAAGAAGGCAGCCATCGATGCCGCTAACCTCGCCGCCGAGCGACCCTTGAAACTTGACAGCGTGGACGCTTACGAGAAAGACATCAACGTGCTGCAGCAGATGGTCAAGCTCTCCATCGACCCCGATGAGGGAAAGAAGCTGCAGGAGCAGTTGGATGCCGAGACTCGAGAACTAGGAATGCTGAAGATAAAGATAGGCATCGAGACCATTCCCGACATCAAGGTGAAGAAAAATGAGAAGGTCATTACCCAAAAGATAGATGACCAGATGAAGGGCTTCCTGGGTAAGTACAGTGGCAAGCCTGTCGTTGACCTCTCCTCCACGGTGAAGACCGACGGTTTCTCGAAGGTGATGGGCGACATCAAGGAAGGATGGGGAGACATACAGGGCGTAGGCGGCGGCATACAGAGCATCACCGATGCCCTCGATGGAAACAAGAATGCATGGCAAGCCATCAGCGGTGTCATCAATGGATTCATATCCGTAGCCGAGGGCATACAAGGCATCGTGCAGTTTGTCAACATGCTCACCACCGCCACGCAGGCAAAGAGTGCCGCAACGGTAACCGACACAGCAGTGACATCCGCCAATACGGCCGTAACTACCACCAACACCACAGCCAAGGCAGGAGAGGCCATTACCAACGTTACAGCCAGCGGCGCAAAACTTCCCTTCCCTGCCAACATCGCAGCCATAGCGGCAGGTGTGGCAGCAGTGGTCGCAGCCCTGGCAATGATAAGCGGTGCCTTCGCCGATGGTGGCGTGGTGGGCGGCAACTCGCCTTCGGGCGACAAGTTGCTGGCACGTGTCAACTCGGGCGAGATGATACTCAACGCCGCACAGCAGGCACGCCTCTTCGCCATCGCCGACGGCACCGCCGCCTATGGCGCATCCGCACAGATAGCCGCCAACTTCGCACAGGGCGTGGCACTGCCATCGGTGAGCGTGCAGACCGACCGACTGCAGGGCATCATGGCAAACGGCGGTGGCAACCAGCCGCAAGCCGTGGAATGGAGACTCAGGGGCAGGGACATCGTGGCTTCCATCGCCAACGAGACTCGCTCCAACCGCAAGCGAAGCAACATCCGCCTGAAATAATGACGGCGCAAGCTCCATCATACATTATAAATTATACATTATAAACTAATATACCTATGTACATTCATGGATCTTTCTACAACAAGCAGGACGAGAAGGTGACCGTGCTGATCGTGACCAAGGACGACCGCACCACCGAGAAGGAAATCGGCAAGGAGGAGGACGGACTGTTCTTCTCCGACGACCCCGTGGAAATCACCTCCCAGGTGAACGACACCCTCGACGTGCTGCTCTGCTACCAGGCGAGCATCCGGCTGCTCTGCCGTGACTACGTGCCCGACTTCTTCTGCAACTCCTGCAGGGAGGCGGTGGTCAACATCCTCGTGGATGATAAATGCTACTTCGCCGGCTTCATCGAGCCGCAGGCTTTCTCGCAAGATTACAACGAGGAACTGGACGAAATCGAGCTGACCTGCATCGACTGCCTCTCCGCGCTGCAATACTCCAACTACCGCAACATCGGCACCGCAGGCACCACCTACACAGGGGTGAAGGCAAACGCCGACCAGCGCACATTCCTCGACATCATCAAGGAGATACTCGGAGGCGTGAGCCAAGCACTCTGCATCAGCGAGGACAAGACATGCGGCATCTATGTTGACAAGTCCATCACCGGCTGCAACAATAGCAGCCTAAACAGCTGGGGCGTATTGAGAAAAATCAACATCTCGGAGCTACTGTTCCTGGGCGAAGAGGAGGATGACGTATGGACACAAGAGGACGTGCTGACGGAAATGCTGAAATACCTCAACATGCACATCGTACAGGAGGGCACGGACTTCTACATCTTCAACTGGGATTACTACAGAAGATATAAAAGCATCTACTGTTACTTCTACGAAATATCGGGAAGCACTCCCAAAAGTTTTAACTATCGAAAAACCATCGCCACCATCACCAACTCGCTTGTGTCGGACTGCGACACGCAGTTGAGCATCACGGAGACATACAACCAGGTATTGCTCACCGACAACGTGACCGAGGTGGATAACGTGATAGAAAGCCCCCTCGACAGCGACTCGCTCATCGTGGCAGGAAACTACCAGAAATACATGACGGAATACATCATGGAGACCAAGGGAAGCATCTCGGCCACCATGCGATATGTTGACTTCCTCCTGAATGACAAGCCTACGAGAGAGGAAACCACCATGGTGGACTGGTTCTGCTGGCCAAAGGCGGTGAAGAACTGGAAATTTTACGGAGATGGCGACCACACCACCGACATCTACTCCAAGTATCCAGCCGATGGAACCAAGCAGGAAGACATTCTCAACAAGGGACTGACTGCTGGTGTCGGTGCTTGCGTGTGCGCCTTTGGTAAGATCGAGAAAAAGAACAACGACGCACAGATAGTGACAACGGTCAGCATGGACGACTACCTGGTGATCTCCACGATGGGAAAGGATGGAACACGACCCACCGACACAACCCTCCTGGCGGATTGCCCCGTGGCTGAGTACGTGGGCAACAAGAGTGGAGGCACCTTTAGCCCATCCGATGGCGCAACCGTCAACTACATCGTCATCAGCGGAAAGGTGGCGCTCAGCCCCGTAATGCCACACTCTGGCTGCTATGTCGAGGAACTGAAATGGGCGGCGAACTTGCGTGATGACAAATACATAGGCATTGCGCCAAAGACTGTGACTAAGCGAGACGGACAGCAAATCTTCTATACACGCAAGTACTGGAAGGCGACGAAATGGAATGACGAGCCTTCTGCCGACGACGAGACCAACGCCCTGGACTATCACAACCTCTTCTATCCATACACCGACACCAGTCAGCAGAGCTACGAATATAAGTACAGTGCCGTGGGCGCAGAGACCGACACCATCAAGAAACTGGGTCTCGTGGCATGCATGCTCATCATCGGCGACAAGTGCGTGGTGGAGAAACAGAAAGGCGAGGACCTGGGCACGGGCGTGCCGGGTACTGGCGAGGGCGAGTGCGAGGACTACGTATGGATGACCTACAAGGAGCGGAGCGAGTGCCAGAGCGATGATGAGTACTACCAGCAAAGCTTTACCATCGGCATTGACCCGAAGCTGGGCGACAAGATATTGGGCACGGAGTTCGACATACAGAAGAACGCACCCTACACCAAGGGTATCACGGCGGAAGGCACCGCCATCCCCATCAAGATGGGAGACCATGTGAGCGGCAAGGTGCAATTCAAGATACTCGGACCTGTCAACGCCGAGTGGAACAACATCACACGCCGACATCCCACTTTCTTCCGCCATACCAAGTGGTACCAGGACAGCGTGCTGCTCCTGCAGAAGACCAACGCTATCTTCATGAAGGACTTCAAGGTGGAGGTGGTGAGCGACAACGGCAAGATGGGAGCCGTGAGCGATGAAAGCGACATTGTGTATATGAGCGACACGCAGGAAGACTTCGTCAACAAGAAGGACGACCTGGAGTTCAAAATCACCACCGCCCTCACCTCTGAGGAGTGCAAGCGGATGGGTGTCAACAACGCCGTGAAGCTCTCCTCGCCACTCTTCGACAAAAGTGCCCTGGTGAGCATCAGGAGCAATGCGCTCACGTCAACCAGAATTGGAAAGCCTGAGGAGTTGTACGTGGATGCCGTCTGGAGAGAGTGGCACGCGCCGAGAATCATCTTGGAGCAGGGATTCCTCCGTGGGGCGGACGTGAAAGTGTTCGGAAGATACACCATGCCGAGCCTCGGCAAGGACTTCATCGTGCAAGGCGTGGACCGAAACCTCGCCGACGGCACCGCAAGAGTGACGCTGAAGGAGGTGTTCTAATGGCATTCCAACGGCTTTATAACGATATTCAAATGGCATGACAACAATATTATAAATAAGATTTTACGATGATCGACATCAAGAGTTTTTCAAAGCCCAAGAAATGGGGCAATGGTTCGGGCGGCGGTTCATCCGTCACCTACATATCGGGCATCGCCTCGGAGGCTGACCACGCCACACGTGCCGACAAGGCAAAGAAGGCTGAGGTCGCCGAGCAGGCCAACGTGGCTAACCGTGCCACCTCTGCACAGACCGCCAACTATGCCTCGAAGGCTGGAGAAGTGGACATCGAGAGCGAAACCCTGCAGAAGTTCTTCCGAAAGGATGATCCTGCCGAGGGAGAGGAAAACGTGGCGGAGGAAGTGCGCCGCAAGGTAACCTTCAGAAAGGATGCCACTTTCGAGCAATCCGCCGTCTTCAAGGAGGCGGCGGACATGCTCAAGGGATTCACCGCCCATGAGCTTGCCGCCTTCCTGAAGGGATTCACCATCGCTGGCCAATTTGGGATAGATGAGTACGGCGATATGATACTGAACACCATCAGGTCGCTGGAGTACAACAACGCTGCCGAGCAAGGCTTCTCCATCGAGAAGGAGAAGAACGGAAAGTACCATGCGTTCGTTACCAACCTCACCATCTGGGGCAAGGCGATATTCCACGAATTAGAAGTACGCAAGTTGTCTTATTCGGGAGGCAACATCTATCTGTCGGGGTCAGGAAGTAAGCTTGTCAAGGTTATACCTGTAAAGAAATCGGTATCTGATGGTGTGAAGTCTTGGGTAGAAACAACTGCGGATGATACAGAATGTGTCGGCTGGAAATGCTATCTCTTATCTGATAATGGCACTACTGCCACAATGAACTACTGGCAGGAGGGCGACCAAGTGCGCTGTCAGACCATTGGCGAGATTACGGCTGGAGGAACATATCAGGATGCAAGTAACAAGAGTTACTGGCGTACTATTCCCAACGGTGGCGTATCTACACAGAATGAGAAGATTTATGGCACAATGACGGAAACTTACCTTGACGAAGCTGGCAAGGAGCAGACGAGAGAAGTACAGGTGGAATTGTATGGCGGTCAGTCGTTTGCTTGGATTGTCGTTGGCAAGCATTCCGAAGATTTAGATGGATATACTGATGAGGATAGTGCGCCTACCGAGACGAGAGGCATCCCTGCCGATGGCGACACAATCGTGCTTGATGGTAACAGACATCGTAATGAACACGGCGAGTATGATAAGACCGACAGGCAGAATGTGATTGTCCTCGAAACGACAGGCGAATATGCTCCTCGTATCGCTTGTTATGCCAATATCTCTGAGTATAAGCATACTATCACAAAAAGCGTGAATGGCGAGGATAAAGAGGTGTCTCTGTCTGTATTTGAGACCTCTCCAAAGGGAGGAACAAAAATCAACTCTTCACGTTTTGAGTGGATTTCTAATGATGGCAGCACTATCAATATCATCAATTATCGGGGCGACTGGGTAAAAGGAAATACTTATCATAAGAACGACCAAGTGAATCACAACAACGCCGTATGGGTATGTGTCGCTAACTCTGAGGAGAGTGTGATAGCAGAACCTTCCGATAGCTCGACCCAATGGAAAAAAGTCCTATATGGAGGTAAAGGCGAGAAGGGTGATGATGCCGTTATCTACACCCTTGAGGTATCCCCGAGCTATATCAGGCTTAATTCTGACGGAAGTATCGACTACACGAATGGATATATCGACAAGGGCGATGAATATGAGAGCGACAAATATCTTGTAGTTAGAGGCTATAAGGTGGCGAAAGGTGTGAGAGACAATCGCTTTTCAACGGAAGCGCGTCCAGTTACCTTACGACTCACCATTAATGACGGAAGTGCGTATCACGAATATACTCCATCTGACGGCGATTCTGTTTCCATCGACTTCGAGCCTAAGTACGAGGATAGCTATTACAGCATGTTGCAAGAGATAAGTCATTCGGGGCTAAATTCGGTAAGAGTTGATATGTGCGAGGGAAGCGAATATAATACAAACAAAATTCTCGCTACCTGTGACATACCTATCATTCGGAACGGTAAGGATGGACAGAAGGGTGACCAAGGCGACAAGGGAGAACAGGGCAATAAAGGCGATAAAGGAGAAGATGGAGTTGACGGAACTGACGGTAAAGATGCAGTCTCAGTCCTTGTCGAGAACGCTCCGCTTGTCTTTGACACAAATGATGATGGAATCGTGTCTCCTGACATATCAAAGCTGGCGAAGGTAAAGATAATGAGGGGAAACAGGAATGTTTCAGACGAGTGCAGCGATGTGTATTCGAGGGATGATATGTGCGTAAATTGTAAATGTGATGTTACGCAGGAGAATGGATACATCAGCGTATCTATATCAAGCAACAATATCACAAAGAACGACGTGATTGTTGACGGCGTAAGCCAAGGTAAGGTTTCTGCGACGTCAGGATATGCGGTTGCGCAGGTTGCTTACGATGGGGTTACTTATTTTGCACAGGTTCCTTTCTCTGTTAACGTTGCTAAGTTTACTGGTGTCGTAGCATTCGACAATAATGGTTATAAGTCGCAGTTTGAAGAGGTGACAAATAGACTTAATGATACTGCAACCAAGGATGATCTGAAAAAGGCTGAGTCGGATTTCAAACAAACGGCAAGAGAAATTTCCCTCACCGTGAGCGAGAAGGCAATGGGCAGACGGAACATGCTGCCAGGAAGTGCGTTGAGGAGGAAAGTGGGCGAAGGAGTACGTTTTGAAGGAAATGGTTACGTATCGTTATTCGACAATTATCTTGGCACTAACTCATACGTGGGCACGTCTAAAGCAAAAGATACTTATATTGGATTGCACTGGATAGGCGCTTCGGACTCTCAAAGTGTACGAGTTCAAAAAGGACACACATACACCCTATCATGTTGGATTAAGGCTGATTCTACATCCATTCCTTTTACGATGGAGGCGGTATGGCAAGCATCGGCATCTGACTACACACGCCCTGCTGGATATGCTGGACCAGGAAATGCTGGTAGTGGTTTTCAAATAAGAGAAAGCGTGAATAAGGTCAACATATGGCAGCTTATAACTACCACGTTTACAATTCCTAGTGATGCAAGCTACGAGTATCTAGAGATATACCTTTTCTTCCGTTCTAACGACGATGGTATATATACTGTATATATGAGCCGTCCGATGATGGAAGAGGGCAACAAATACAGTGGAATTTGGTCGTTGTCCGAGAAGGATTTTGATTATATCGGGGGAAACTTGCTAGATAATACGGCGACATTTGCGAATGATGACAATGATAATGTGAATTTTGTCAATAAGGTAATCGAAAATGGCTACGAAGGAAAGTATAATGTCGCCTACGCAAAGAACGAGAAGAAAGATACACACACAGAAATCGCAATGTGGGGAACACAGAGTGGAAATCTCTCGCTTACCTATGGCACAGATTATGTTTTCTCGTTCCTTGCCAAGGGTACAGGTCGCATCGCCTGTTATATGTACAAAGACGGCACACCAATTATCTATACAGACAACAAAGAAACGGATGGTAGATATATATCGGATGGTCATATAGATTTTGCTTTAGAGCCAACATGGAGGAAATTTTACGTACATTGGAGAGTTGCAGGCTCAAATCTCCCGACCGACGTTTTGATACGTGCAGCTGATATTACCGAGGCATGGATAGCCCAACCTAAGCTTGAAGTCGGCTGCACCATGACCGACTGGACGGAGAAGCGAACCGACGTGGTGGACAGGCAAGCCTTGCTCGCCACAGGCATCGACATCACAAATGGCAAAATCACCATCACCGCCAACAACACCATCTTCCGCGACAACAATGGCACCACCATCGCCCTCTTCGCTAACGGAAAGATTAACGCCTCGCTCATTGACGTAAAGCACCTTTGGGCAATCAGTGAGGATGGAACTAGCAAGGTAGGCTACTTCGGAAACGATACGGATTCGGCATGTATAATAGACAATAACACAACCGCACCATTATTTGTTGGAGGAAGCACTGCCCTAATGTCAAACTTCTATGTAACTAGCAACGGAAAGATGGTTGCAAAGGATGCAGAGATAAGCGGTACTTTGAAGGGTGTAAGCGGAACGTTCAATGAACTGACTGATGGAACAGGAAAATTAAGTATCGGATTCCAAGATAATGGATTTTTTATCAAAGGATATACGAGATTCTATAATGATGTTACAATAGACGGCATGTTAAGAAGCCAAGGTAAAGGTGCGAATTACCTTGCATTAGGAGTATGGGCTAGAGGAACGTTCGGAAGCAACGCAAGACTTACCTTGATGTGCATTGATAATCATAGGTATTACTACGAGGGATATGACAACACTAAAAGAGTGCAAGGAAGCACACTTGGCACATCTGATGGTGCAATAGATGGACACTATCCGTGGCTAGTGTCAATGCGCCCAGTCACTAGCAATCTCGGGATGAGCGATGGCGAGGAGGATTGTGAATATTACGGAGCCTCGTTTGATTTGGTAATAATAAGAACCACGTCAACAAGCGGTTACTATAAATTCACTAATTGTGGGTATGGAAAAGTGTTTCACGTTATCAATGGATATGATAAGCAGAGCGTGTGGATAGCATACCAAGGTGGTTGGTTTGAGCTGTATGGCGGTATGGGCATAACGATGGCGTATCTTGGTCCTAGTATGTACACACCGACATCAACGAAGGCAGGAGCAGGATTCTTTATCCTTGGCACTTACGATAACACCTGGGTATAATTTTTAAACATCATAAAGTTATGAAACTACAATTAGACAATGTAATGGTGCGCCTCTCCTTGGATAGCGAGCAGCGCACGCAGATGGATCTGAGAAAGGAAATCGCCAACGCCATCTACAAGACTGGCAGAAGGGGCTTGGCGGACGTGGCACTCTCCACGAAGATGTGGAACGGCAGCAATGATACCGACTACACCGACGAGGAGGTTTCCGCCATCAAGGACTTCGTGGAGAAGAACTTCATCCCAGCCGTCATTGTGGCGATGAATGAAGTAATAGAAAAAGCCACGATACCCCAAAGCTGAAATATCTAGTAAGTAATTTGGTAGCCACCACTCAATGTAAGGGGTATAAAACTCCCCCATAGAGTAAGAGTAAAAAGAAAGCGATTATAATGCAATTCCAAAGCCATTATAATCGCTTTCTTTTATCCCTAGAGGGAACTAAAAACATATACGTTTCGTTTTGCGAAAATATCATTTCGTTTTGCGCTCCGCGAACATTTCGTTTTGCGGATTATACTTG